CTTCAACGGCTACGGGACGCCAGACTACAAACCCGTGGCGTTCAACGGGACCGCCGAACGGCGATTGCGCGAGAGCATCAAGAATAGCGGCGGCTCGTGGTTCAACGTCGCCCACAGCACGACTAGCGGCAAAGGGCAAAACCCGGATGGGCGCAAGACGAACGGCGCCCCTCACGTCCGAGACGGCGAAGCTCACACGAAGCATCTGACCAACCCGCTCGAGCATGAAGGCGTCAAGCAGCGCGGGAGCGGCCGGGAGTGGTTTGCTGGCGACGGCAAGATCAGCCGCATGACATCCTCCAAATCGCCAGCCCGCAAGATGGCGAGTGCCATGATCGCGAAGATTCCGCTGCCGCTCAGCCGGTACATCGCGGCGACCTACAGGCCGCAGCAGTGACTTCCGATCAGGGCATGTAACAATTCGTGATTAGCGCATATTGCACTACAGCGCAAAATGCGCTACGTAACGTCATCAGCAAGGGCAATGGTGCCCGGCGATGGAGAGACAGATGCAGAGCCACGATTATAAGGGCTACCGACTGAGGGTAGTGCCGACCGGCATGACGAAGCTGACCACGACCGTCAGCGTCTACTGGCCGGGCTGCTTCCTCAATCCGCTCTACCGCACCACATCGCTCGACAAGGCCATGCGCTGGGTCGACGCCTACATCAAGGGCGAGCAGTGGGCGCAGGACACCAAGCTTCCGGCGCAGGTGGGGTGAGCCATGGCCATCACCTATAAGGGCATCCCGATCGTTCGCAAGGGCGACGGGCTCCATTACCGGATCGGTTGGATGCAGCGCGGACCGTTCGAGCACTATCAGGCGGCTCAGGACGATATCGACGAGCACATGATCGACCACGACGACGAGAACATCTACGGGCTCGCGTCCGTGCGGCAGTCCATCGAGGAAGATCGCAAGTGACCCCCAACCAATATCGCGCCGCGCTCGACAAGCTGGGCCTATCCCAGGTCGGCGCGGCGCGGCTGTTCGGGGTGAACGAGGCAACGTCTCGCCGCTGGGCGGCGGAAGGCACAGAGGGAACGGTCGTCATCCTTTTGCGCCTCTTGCTCGCCGGCAAGATCACGGCGGCAGACATCGATAAAGTGCGATGACGACGTATCGAAGGACACGAAAATGAGTACGATCGCAGCCGAGAGACCCACCACCTACCTTATCGAACTTGTGAAGGCAGAGGGTCTCGCCAAGGGCGAGCGCGCCATCATGGTCAACGGTGTCAGATGGGGACGCACGCGCGTCAACTATCATGGATGCCACGGACAAACACACACCTTCGAGCAAGAAGAGGGCGACGAACTCGAAGAGCGGCCGGGCACCCGCTACCCCGGCAAGGTCTCGGTTAGATCGGAAAACCGCCGCCACGCGCGCATCCGCGCGATCGGCCGCGACGAACCGCCGGACTGGAAGCCAACCGAGCAACTCGTTCTTGAGAAGGTCCGCGAATTAGTCGCTGCAGGTCGTTTGCGCGATCCCTCAATTGTACGGTCCGAACACGAGGCGGCTGCGGCGCTCTATCGTAAGCGCTCCGCAGAACGCGAAATCGAAGAGCAAGCGGAGTTTCGTCGTCGAGCCTGCGAGGCGCTGCGCATCAACGATGAGACGAGCGAAATGGTTGACCGCGTCGTCGCGGCAATGAGGTGGGCGCAGACCCAATAGGTTCACGGATACGGTATCGCTAGGAGAGCAAAATGAGCGAACGTTGGGACAATCACTTTCTGCAACTCGCCTTTGATAACGCGCGCATCTCAAAGGACCCGTCGACGCGCGTCGGCGCCGTTATTGTCGGTCCTGACCGCGAGATACGGTCGACAGGATTCAACGGCTTCCCACGCGGCATCGCCGACACGCCGGAGCGATTGAACGACCGTGACATCAAGTTGCGTTTGGTCGTGCACGCCGAGATGAACGCCATCCTCAATGCGGCGAGGGTCGGCATCCCCTTGAAGGGCTGCACGCTGTACCTCGCGGCGACGGATGCCAGCGGCGACGTGTGGGGCGGGTGCCCGTGCACGCGCTGCACGGTCGAGATCATCCAGGCCGGCATTACGGAAATCGTTTCGCGCCCTCAGAAAGCCGCACCGTCGCGATGGCACGAGGACATTGCCTTCGCGCGCACGCTGGTTGATGAGGTCGGCATCAAGTATCGCGAGATTGGCGTTCGCTGATCCGACAACACGGAGAACATAGATGCGCGGCGGAATGACGGGTGGGATGGTGATTGCGGTGCATGAGGCACGCGATGCCTGCAAGGGTGAGCCCGATCTTGTGAAGCGGATCGAGAAGGCGATGCGCGCCACGCGAAATCACTGGATGGAAACGAGCGAGGATGCTCAATTCCGTTCCGCGCTCGCTGCCGCAATGCTCGAATCCGACGATGCAGACAAAGACCGTATCACGCGGTCAATGGCTCAGCTTCGCAAAGTGAGCGCAGTTATAGGCGCTCTGCAGGCTGGCGTTCCGGTCGATTTCGAGAAGATGGCAGAGGACAAGCCCGTCGATGACATTTTGCCGCTCAGCAGGATGTGGCACGATCTCGCGGCTTAATACGTTCGGATACAGGACATCAACGATGCGCACCGTAGAGAACAGTCCATTCGTGCCAGGCGCGCGCGTCGCCATCTCGGACTTTCATGGCGACAACTACCGCGAGGCTTTCGTCGAGAAAGTCTACAAGAACGGCAATTTCACCCTACGGGATAGCACGCGGCAGTGGCGCCCGTCGTCATGGATGCCACATGGGGAAGATCGACCAAGGTGGTCCGCCTCAGAGAGGGGAGAGCGCATGCGGTTCAGCCGCCGCAATCTCAAGATTTGGGATAGCACGACGGACGCTGAGATCACCGAGGCTCGGGCGTTTGCGGCGCGGCTACACAAGCGGCGCGAGCTGCGCGACCGCTTGGCATCTATCCCTGACGCCGCCCTGACGGACGCCATGCTGGCGCAGATCGAGGCCGCGCTTCCGGCGAAAGAGGCAGTCACATGAACTCCGCAGAGCGCATCACCGGCGGCTACTCGATCCACGCGGCCGAGATCGACGTGGGACCGCACGAGCATCACTGGCGCGTCGTCAAGTGCGATGGCGAGCGCGACGTGTGCGAGTGCTCGAAGTGCGGAAAGCAAGCGAACTTCGCTTGCAACTTTGACGACGAATACGCTTAGTGAACAACAGAGGAGACTACGATGCCCCGCAAGCGATATGATCCCGTACTGCCGAAGCACGTCGAGCCTGCGGCCTTCGCCGCGCGCCTCGATCCGCACCGCCGGCAGCTCGCCGCGTTCGATCCCGTCAAACGCCAGGCGCCGCCGAACGGCCACGGTGCCGAGCCGTCGACCGACTATCTCATCGCTGAATAGTCGGCATACGTAGCAGGTTAGCGATGGGCAAGGTCTATTCGAGCGAGGGCTGCGCCGACGCCATGGTGGCAGACGGCGAGGCCGCAACATACGAAGCGGAGCGATACATGGCACGCTGCAAGGAATGCGACGAGCACATTCGCGAAGTCGCCATGCTCGCCGATCAATGTGCGTTCTGGGCCTACCAAGCGAAATGGTACTACGCGAAGGTTCATTGCAAGCAGAACTACGACGACCTGCCTCGCGCAATGCAGGACAGCATTGCGGAGGCGTTCGAGCGTGCACGCATCGCCGAGAATGCGGAGCGCATCGGCAATATCGATCCCGCACACGAGATCGGTTCATAGATGGCGAGTTAGCGATGGTGTGCCAAATACTTCATACGCGAGATTCGGAGAATGGGCGGGACCGCGAGCGTCGGACATGGCACCGCCTTTCCGTGTTTGAGGCAAAAGCTTTCGCCGACACACTTCCAGTCCGCGGCAACCGGCGAGGCCGTGTCAAGATCGTGAACCTCGATACCGGCGAGGTAGTCCGTGACGATCCACCAATCGAGTGACATTCTAGACGTGGACAAATCGGGTGTTGATCGCAAGTAGCCGAAGCTCGCCGACGAGTGAACAGTTAAAGGCTGCACCGTATCGAGCACCGAGAGGGTTGTAGGTCCCGCAGGCGAATACGCAGGAGCCCGACATAGTGCTTAGGGTTATCAAATCCGAGGATCGCAAATGAGCAAGCTTGCGAAGCTGGATCGCTACCGGGAAGTAACGCCGCTCTCCGATGTCCCCGACAAGGATTTGCGGCTAGTGCTCGTTGCGCTGCTCGACCACTTGGGCGTCGAGATCGTGCGCGAGGCAACGCCGGACTACACGAGCTATGAGGTTCAGCGACGATGACTCGGCTGACAAATAGGGAAGTCGATGAGATTGTGGCTGGCCGCGATCCGATCTTCAATCCGAAGGCTGGCGATGTCGTGCGCTCGCAGTACCCGAGCATCGGCGAGCGCCACGTCACACACGTTACCGATTGTGGCATCAGCTACGAGCGCCGTCGCCCAGGGCTACTTACCCAACAAGGCTACTGCCTTCCTGTCATCTGGACAAAGTGGTGTCGATCGCATCGCGTGGTGATCGTAGAGCGTGCTGACGGTGTTTCGGAGGACCCTACAAAATGAACGTGCTCGACGAACTGAAAAGGGTCCAGCGCCTCGGCGGCGATACCTATTCGTCAGCGGAGGTCATCGGGATCGTCGGCCGCGCGAAGGACGAGATCGAGCGGCTGCGGACCTACATCCAAGCGCTTGACGGCAAGCACATCGGCACGCGTGCCGATGGCGGCAAAACCTTCATCGACGAAGGCATCATTGTCGCGTCCGATGTGTGCGGCAATGAGCAGTCAGAGAAAAGCAAATGAGCATCAAGTTCGCCGCGCGACCCTATGTTCTGACGGAAAACTCCGAACTAATCCGGCTCCACCACGGAACGGACTTCGAAGGACGGAACTTCGCGATCGACGCGATCGACAAGATTTGCAACGGCGAGGTTGGCGTCGAAGTCTTTAAACCGGAGAGCAGCGATAAACCATGACCAAATTTCATCCGGTGCAAACGCAGGACTTTGTTCGCCCGCATCTCAAGCCAGTTGTGCCGGAATCTTTGGCCTTGCGGGCTTACGAGGTATACTGCCACGTTTACAGCCCGCAGCCTGCAATGGTCGATCTTGAGGGCCGCGGTTGCCGTGGTGGGTTCAGCATAGGGGAGCTGCTCGGCTTTCTCTATGCTCGGTCGTTCCCCAAGGAAGAATGGGCGGCGCGTTGGCGTGAGGCTTGTGAGCGCCCATCCGAGGATAAGCGATGACTGACGCATATCAATGGGAGAATGGCTGGACTTGCCCAGTCTGCAAGTTAACTCGTTCAAACGATGACGATCCTTGCATTCCTGGACTACCAGGCGTGAAATACGCTTGCTGCGGTCACGGTGGCATGGGGATAAACGAAGGCTATCTCTATTTTGAGAACGGAGTTCGGATCGGAATGATCGTCACGTCAATTTCATACGACGATGGAAAAGCCCGCATCGACGTTCCAGATCGGGCGAGGGTTGCCCTTGAAGGCATATTCAAAATAGCGCGCGATTCCCGTGTCTCTAGTGAGATGGTGGGAATCGCAATTCGGAACCATCTCGCGCAGTGCACTCATGGGCAATAAGAGAATCGATGCCTAGCTGGTGCAGCAAAGAGGTCTACGAGCGGCTTTTTGCCGAGGTTGCCGCGCGCGACGGCATGAGTTGTCATTGGTGCAAGCGACCAGTGGTGCGGCACAAGACGCCGAATGGCCGTCAGGTGCCGAGGGATACGGCAACCCTTGATCACGTCGTCGAGATTTTCAACGGCGGGGCCATGCTCGATCCGGCCAATCTCGTCATTGCGTGCTTTAACTGTAATTGCAATGTGCGGTCTGGCAAACTCTCACGGGAGATCGCCCTCGGGCTGCGGGTCGCCAAAGGGAAGCCGGCGAAGACAGCGGTAGGGACGCGCGGCAGGCGCCGTCGTCGGCGGCTGATTCAGCGGAGCGCGCTTGACGACGTTGCGAGGTGGGATACCGCGATGCGGCTAATCACTAGCGAGCCGCGTAATCGCATTCCCAAGCCGCAGCTTTCGGCCGAACAAACCGCAGCACTTCTTCGCGATGGCGGCGCAGATAGATGATCGGCTCTGAAAATGGCTGACCCGACGAACTTCCGCCGTGAGCGGATCGAGAAGCTTCTGCACGAGCTTCGCTATGAAGTCGAGCGCGGCATGCTCGAAGGTGACATCGACGAAACCATGGGCTTCGATTTTTATGTCCCGCTGAGCCGGGCAATCCCCGATGGCGTCGTTCGGTGCATCTTCCGCACCCGGCCAATCCACCGCGTCGAAATGCCTATGGATGCGATCCAGCCGCGACTGCGGTTAGTTTCGAGCGACAAGAGATAAGCGCATGCCAAAAACGATCGAACAGAATTTCGCGGACTGGGAGGGAAATGCCTTCGGGTTTGGATATGGCACGGGCGAGCCTCACACACTGCGCGCGCTCAAGAGTTTTTTTGATGCGCTCGGAACGCGCAACGGCGATCACTGCTATGAATACGAAAAGCTAGAAGAAGCCCTCACGGCGCCCGTGGCGTGGCTGCTGATCAACGTCCTCTGCCGGCATGGCGTGGACGTGATCGAGTATGGCACTTCGCCGCGCTACGGCTGGCTGACCGCAGAGGGCATCGCGCTGAGGGACTTCATCAAGGATCGCACGGTCGGCGAGTTGGTGGATATCTGCTGCGGCCGCACACAGGACGATGACGTGTGCTATCCCGACGCGTGCAATTGCGGTCCGGGCGGCTATCAGGAAGGCGTCAAGTGCCAGAACCCGTTCTGGCCGGGGCATCACCCGTAGCGCTCACTGATGCTGGATCCCCGCCGCTACCCGCTACCCGCTACCCGCTAACCGCTGCGCCAGCGCGCGCGCCGGTGCTGCGCATGCCGCGCCCGATGCCCGTGCCCTCCGCCGCCATGGACGAACCGCGCCCCGAATTCCCGGCTCCCCGGTGCCCAGCTCAGATGGATGTGCGCCATGCGTGCGGCGTCGGTCGACACGCCGCCCGGCCAGCCCTGCAGATGCGCATAGGCGCAGGCATAATTCGGCCCCGCGATGTCGGCCGCTTTATGAAAGCCGTGTAGGGAGGGGATATTGGTTCCCGCCACGCGCGCGCCAGGACGGAAGGTGCTGATGGCGCGGAAGCCCGGGCAGGCGCCGGCAATCTCCTCGATCTTCGCAATGAGTTCGCCCGGCAATCCGGCGAGCGAGGCCCCGATGCCGCGCAGCGCGGGCGAGGGCGCGTTATTCGGCGTCACGTCGCGCCGGACATAGGCCCCGCGATGGAGGCGCCCACGGGCCGCGTAATGGCGCGGCGAGGGCGTGCGGGTCACGCTCGAGAATTGTGGCATTGCGCCGCCGCAGCGGGTACGCCCGTCGTTGTCGAAGATCATGATGGTGCAGCCGGTCGCGGACGGTGCTGGCGCGTGCGCGACGCGGACATGGTTGTAGTGCCGATGGGCGCGAGCCTGCGCCGGCAGTGCGAAAAGAAAGAAGGCAAGCGCGGCCAGCGCCGCAAGAAGACGGATTTGCATTGCGAGGAATTCCCCGTGCTGTTGAAGATGACGCGGCTACAAGAATTGGTTCACGAGAGGGGAGCGTGTCGGGCGGGTGCATGTGCGGTCACCCGGGCGCAGAGCAGCGCCGCTGCTGAGCCCGACGATGGCGCCAGCCGTGTTCGGCACTGCAAGGACCTCATTGTCTTCCCCTCCTGTCCTTGAGGATCGCGATATCGTTCTCGTTTTTGCGCACGCGCTCCTCGAGCTTCTGCTGCGCGGTCTCGTTCGCCGCCGCCTCGCGCTGCATGTCGGCGCGCAATACGTGGCGGGTTTCCTGCGTCTGCGCGTCCACATAGGTGCGTCCAGCCGCGAAGCGCTCGGCCATGCGCCATGACGCACCGACCGCGCCGACGATCGCGCCGCCGCAGGCGATCAGCGCGGCGACCACAGCCTGAATCCACGCCGGAAGATCGCCATTGGTTTGCGTCAATTTCTCCCCCAAACCCACAGCAGCGCCACCCGGGTCGGAATCGGTGCCGTCACCGTCCGGCACCATTGGGTGCCCCGCTGGTGTCGACGTGCATTTGCAGCGGATCGATCACGACGCGGATCGTGAAGACGCGCCGGTTGCGCTCGACCGTGACGCCGCTGATCGCGTAGCGGGCTTCGCCCACGGCGAATATCTTGCCGCGGTTGAGGCCGCCCGCCGCGAGCGCCGCGCGCATCAGCTCGAGCGAGAGCGGCGGCGAGAGCTCGGCCGCCTGGGCCGGCGCCGCCAGCACAAGCGCCAGCAGCGCGGCGCCTCGGATCACGGGCCGGCATCCTGTGCGGTCGCGGCGGCAGTCGCCGTGTCGAAGGCGGCGTCGAGGGCTGCTTCCTGTGTATCGAGTTGGTCGAGCTGGGCCGGAGTGACGACGCCGCTCGATCGCAAGGCCGTGATCATGTTGCGGATCGGCTGGGCCAGCGCTTCGCCAACGTCGACGGCGAGCGGCACCGCCTGTTCGATGATGCCGATGATGTTGGTGACCTCCGCGGCGGAGGCGCCGGCAATGATGCGCGGCAGGAACGTGGCGAGAAGCTGCAGGATTTGGACGATGATGGCGCTCATGATGGCGTTCCTTTTCACTTGCTCGCAAACAGCGCTGAAAGCGCCGACGTGGTGTTGCCGAGATCGTTGTAGACCGTAACGAGGCTGATGCTCGCGCCGGGATTGGCGCGCAGCGCCGCCTTGAGCCCATTGCGGTCGGCACGGCCGGCGCGGATCAGCGGGATCGCCTTGGCCGTGATGGCGGGATCCCGGCAGATGGTCGGACCAGTGCCGCAGCGCGGCAGATTGAGGTAGTCGGTCGCGATGGCCTCGATCGAGTCGAAGGCGTTGATGGCCACCACGACCGCCTGCGGCGGCACTACATTGCCGGTCGCAATCGAGAAGAGGGACTCGATCTTTTGCACCTCGGCGCAGCCGCCGAGGGGGACAAGAAACGCGAGCGCGCAAGCGCCCGCGAGGATGAGTTTGCGCATGGGGTAGGTTCTCCGGGTTTGGTTCTGGTGAAAGTTTCGGTCGGCGTTATCCTCTGAATGTCATATGCCACAGGGCGCCGCCGACATACCAAGCGCCCAATGCAAGCAGACCGATGGCTATTGCCGCGACAATCCATCCCCACATTTGACGGACTCCTTTACGTCTTGTTCGGTACTGCGATCGAAGCGGCGATCGACGTTCCGGCCTGCACGACGGTCGGACCCGGGACGGATGCCGCGAGAGCCCGGCCTTCCGGCGTCTGCGTCGTGATGACGCCGGCAACGCCCGAGCCCGGGACGGTCGCGAGCGCGCCGACTGCTGCGACCTGATGGCTGGTGCTCGCCGTGTAGGCCGCCCATATTCCCGACAGGACGGTGACCAGCGTGCCGACGCCCGTCGCGATGCTGGCGACGCCGGCCCCGATCTGCGAAAGCGCGTCGTTGATCTTGCCCGCCTCGTCGCCGCTGATCAGGTGCATGACGGACGCAAACGCGACGATGCTCGCCGCGGCGGTAAGAACGTGGCGCCCGGCCGCTATCACCTGTGCTTGCGATGGGGTTTGCATGTTTATTTTTCCTTTGGTTGTCAATTCCACGCACGCACGAGGAAGATCACCAGCACCACGACAGCGGCGGCGAACACGAGCCACGCTTTGCCGCCGACGATGATCGCGAGGATTAGCGTGGCGATCACGGCGAGAAACAATGCGATCAGGATTTGGAAGGCGGCGGGCATGGTTCACCTTTCACAGCGCGATGAACGCGCGCACCAGGAAGTAGCCGACGCCCGCGACGACCAGCAGCACACCTGCGCCCGCCATCATGATCGTGAGCGGTGAGGACGAGGGCGATCCCGCCCGCGATGGCGGCGAGTGCAAGCCATTTCATGGTGTGGCTCCATTCGGTTGCGCAGGCACCATCGGCGCACCGTTCATTGATCGGATCACCGTTGCTATCTGTGCGGCACGCAGATTGCCTTCATGGTTGCCGTCAAGCTCGTTTTCGGCCGCGACCGCGCAGCGCTCGATGACGGCATCGCGTTCCTCGATCGTCATCATCGGTAAAACAGGCCGATGACGAGAAACCCTAAGATAATGGCGAAGACCAAGCCCCAGCTCATGATCCGCCTCCCGCTTGGCGATCGGGCGGCGGGACGATCGGCGCAGTCGCGACGGACACGGCAGGCTTCGGTGCGGGCGGCGCAGGATGATCGGGCGGTGCGGGCGGCATCGCCGCAGCGCCGGCCGCGGCACCGAACGGCACGAATGCGCCGATGTCCGGCCCCTTGCCGGTCACGTCGAGATGCTCGGCATCAGGGTCGGTATCGAGGCCCGCAACGGGCGTCGGCAGCGCCTGCTTGAGCTCGTAGCGGCCGGCGGCGGCGGACGCCTTGCTGCCGCGGAAGCCGGTCGAGTCGGTGAGCCAACGCGCCACGATGACGCCGGCCGAAAAGAGCTTGTCGAGCATCCACCCCGACGCGTAGCCGCCGCAGCGGTAGGGCGCGATGGCGTCGCGGAAGGCGACAAATGCGTCTCGCGTCGGGCCGAAGATCGCGTCGGTCGTGTCCTCGTCAGCCGTGTACCAGATGATCGTGCCGGCGGGCGCGCCGAGCTGCTGCGCGCGCTTCTTGGCGTAGACGCCATCCCGGTGCCCGACATCCGCGCCGCGCGGGCGGCCGTTGACCTCGTAGACGAGCGCGAGCTGCAGGCCCACCGCCGCGATGGCGCGCGCCTCGGCGTCGCTCACGCATTTGTCCTGTCGCGCGGGCGGCGCCGCGATATAGCGGATGTAGGTGTCATACCCGGCTGCCTTGAGGCGATCGTAGTGGCCGCGGGTGTCGCGGTTGGTGTCGAGGATGTGGGGCATGATGTTCTCCCGAGCAGTTGATGAATTCTCGCGGCAGCGGGCCGTAGCCGACCGGCGGCCACGGCGGGATGAAACAGGCGAGGATCAGCAGGAGGGGCTTCATGCGGCCTGCTTTGCCGCAGGCTGCTGCACCGCGAACGGCTCATACCAAGCCTGTATCCCGTCGCCGGCCGCATCGCGCGCGGCGGTGTTGGCGTCGATCTCGCGCGCGAAGACGCCGACGACGCCGCGCCCCTGTTTGGTCTCGACCATCACCACGAAGACGCTCATGGGAGTTGTTCTTTCTCGCGATGCACCTTGAGCCAATCGAGGCTCTTAGGCAATGGCTCTTTCTTTTCTTTCTGTGCACGGTCGTAGCCGTCACGGTCGCCGCGCAGCCAGCCGCCGAACCAGGCGAGGCCGTGCGTTCCGAGAAGGGCGAGAACGAGGGTGAGGTCGGCTTTGCTCATGTGGTTTTTCGGATTTGCGGCCTGCCGCGCCGTAGCTCGAAGAGCGTAGGCGGGACAATGAACGCGGTGCGGACGCACGCGAGTCACAGTAAGCAGGCGCAGAGCAAGGTGCAAAACTTTGCAGAGCGGGCCGGGCGCAACTCCGGCTTGTCTGCCCGATTCACACGGGCGTCTCCCCCTTGGCATGAGGGCGCTTCTATAAGCTCACGACTTTAGGCGACTGCCTTTCGTGCCACCTACTCGGCTTCATCCGTCAACCGCGTGTCTGCTTTCCACGCCGCCGCTCTGCAAAGTTTAGCTCGTTCGTTTCGCCGCGATCTCGACCATGCGCCGGATGGCCTCCGGCCGCCCCGGCAAGTCGTCCTGACGGCGCCGCCAATCGTCGATCACCGCGAGCAATGCGGCCTGCAGCCGCACCTGTACGGGCGTCCCGATTTCGGACGCCCGCATCTTTTCTCTCGGTTTCGTGGTTGCACGGTTGACAGGCGCCATGAGGGCGTGCTATCACAGAAATACGCGGCGGGCAAGCGTCCCTGAGAAAGTCACTTGCCCGCCGCAAGACCAGGAACACGGAGATCAGGATGTCCCTAGCCTTTTGCGCATCTACACCGATTCGGCCGCCCGCGGCCAATCTCAACCCCCTCGATACCGCAATCCACAACGCCGGACGCAAGCTGTGCGGCCTGATGATGACCCGCCTCGTCGGCGAGGCCGACAAGGGCGACGCGCAGGCGCTCACCCGCGATCTCCTCGACATCGCCAAGATCGTGGATGATGCGCTCCTCGAGATCGGCCGCGAGGCCAAGGTGCATTTCGGATCGGATGTCGATCTCACCCTCTTCTGCGATCAGCTTTCCGGCGCCTTGGAAGGCAACGCGACGCATACGATCTGCGCGGCCGTCGAGGCGCGCGAGGAGGAGTTGGGCGAGGCGATCGATCCGGACTGGCGGTTCAAACACCGCCGCGCGGTCGCCTGATTTTTCCACAACCGTCACCCACACACAAAGGAACCAACGCCATGACTCTGTTCGCACCAGCCCACAACGAAGCCGCCTATCTCAAGATGGCCCTCATGGGCTTCCAGGGATCGGGCAAAACCTTCACCGCAACCGAGACCGCGATTGGTCTCGTGCTGCACATGCGCGAGTTGGGCTTGCCCGACGCCGGCAAGCCCATCGCGTTCGCCGACACCGAGAAGGGCAGCGATTGGATTTTGCCGCGCGTCAAGAAGGCGGGGCTTTCCATGATCACCGCCAAGACGCGCGCATTCTCCGATCTGCTCGCGCTCGTCAACGAAGCGGAGGCGTCCGCGTCCGTGCTGCTGATCGACTCGCTTACGCACTTCTGGGTCGAGTTGACCGAGACCTACTGCGCCCGCAAGGCGGCCGAATACAATCGGTCGGGCTACCGCCTGCAGTTTCAGGACTGGGCGTTCCTCAAGGCGGAGTGGCGCAAGTTCACCGACCGCTTCGTCAATTCCAGCCTGCACATCATCGCGGCGGGCCGCGCCGGCTACGAATTCGACATGGTCGAGGACGAGGACACCAAGAAGAAGCAGCTCGAAAAGACCGGCATCAAGATGAAGGCCGAAGGCGAGATGGGATACGAGCCTGACTTGCTCGTCCTCATGGAGCGCCGGATGAACCTCGACACCAAGTCGGACGAGCACATGGCCCACGTCATCAAGGACCGCTCGACCTTGCTCGACGGCAAGGAATTCCCCGATCCGACCTTCGCGTCGTTCCTGCCGCACATCAAGTGCTTGAACCTCGGCGGGCGCCAGCTCGGCGTCGACACGACGCGCACCAGCGCCGGGATCATTCCGAGGGGCGAGCCGCGCGACAACCGCGCCACGCAGCGCAAGATCGTGCTCGCCGAGATCGAGGACTTGCTCACGACGCACTATCCGTCAACGGGCGCCAAGGACAAGCAGGCAAAGATCGGCCTTATCCGCAAGCACTTCAACGCCTCGTGGGTCGAGGTCGAGGAGGTCATGCCGCTGTTCGATCTGCGCGCCGGCTACGACGCGCTCCACGTGGAGCTCGAAAAAGCACCCTCGCGCTACCACGCCGCCGCCGTGAGCCCCACGGCGCCCGCGCGCACGACGCTGCGCGAGGAGATCAACGACAGCCTGCCCGATCACTCGGCACCGCCAGCCGCGACCGAGGCTACCCCCGGCAACAGCATGGGCGAGTTGATGCGCGCCTACGGGCACGTCAACCACGCCGAGGTTCCCTACTTGCTGGCAACGTAAGCGTGGTGTGAGGCGCCCGCGCGGGAGGGCTTTCCTGGACTCCCGCGCGGTCGGCTTTGCCTAAGCCATCCGCTCGCGCACTTCGACATACGAACACAGCGACCCGCCAAACTTCCGCGCCGCCGAAGTCCCGTTGAACGTCTTGGTCGTCGCCCCGGTCGTGCCGCCTGCATATATTTTCATGGTGGTGCTGCTCAACGTCGCGGCAAGAAGATTATGCCTGAGATAGGCCGGATACAAATTGATAGAGCTGGACGAGAGTTGCATCGTCGACGCCGAGAGCGCCGTGGCGTTGGAATCCTGGATCAGGAACATCGCAATATCGTCTGCGGTGCCGGATGCCGACCAAAACCCCATGGACTCGACTTCGAGAATATTAGCCGACGACGTCGGGGTGATGGCCTGCGACATATATTGGTCGCCGCCGCTCGTGGTCGGAACATTGTCATTGAAAGTGAAGGTGCTCGACCCCGTCGCCGCCGCCCCCGTCTCGTTCCTCGGATTTTGGATCAAGTCCCCCGGCAGCGGCACCATGCCGGCCTGGAAGAGCTGCAGCCGCACCGGCGAGGCATTCCACGTCCCTGCGGTCGCGAGCGTCCCGCCGACCTCCCATGTCGCATAGCCGAGCGCCAGATACGGCTTGGAGGTTCGCGCCGTTGTCGAATAGGCGACGCCGGCCGAGGCCGCGCCCGCGACTGCCGAGGTCGAGATGATGCCCCAGCCGCGCAGCGGGTAGACGTACATGCCCGACAGCAGCGCATTGATCACGAACAGCTCGACCGTGCCGGCATTGTCGAGCGCGCCGATCCAGATGCGCCCCGGCGTCGAATTGGAGAATCCCATCGCCTGCCCGGACGGGATCGTGACCGACAATGCCGCCGTGACGGCGCGGATCGTATAGTCGCCGGTGCCGACCGTGACATCGCGGAACAGGAAATACACCGGATCGGCTGCGGTCGGATCGGCGCCCGCGAGCGTCTTGATCGCGAAGGTCTCGGCGTTGCCGGTGTGGCTCTCGACGATCGTGCCGTTGATCATCACGGCGCCGAACGGGATTGCGTCGTTGGCGAGCTTGGGCAGCGTCACCGCGTTGGCGGCGATCTGTGCCGTATTGACCGAGCCGGCCGCAACCGTGACCGGATTGAGCAACTCCCAACGCGTGTTGGCGAGATTGTAGCGCAGGATGGTCTCGGCCAGATTGCCGGCGATGTCGCCGGCGACGAGGGCCGTGCCGCCGAGCTTGGTGATCGTGTGCGCCGTCACGGTGCCCGAGTTCGGCGTGAACGTCGGCGTCGTCGTCGCGTTCGACGCGCCCGCCCGCAAGCCGCACAGCTGCCCGTCGACCAGCACCGTGATCGCGGGCGTATAGCTCGCCGTGATGGCGTCCGCGGTGCCGCCCGCGACCGCCCAACTCACCACGCCATTGACGACCTGCCCGACCGATGCGTAGTCGCTCCTCGCCTGGCCGTCCTGCACACCGGTATGGCGAAAGCCGTTCATCGGCAGGTTGGCCGTGGCGCTCCCCTGCCCATCTCTTGTGAGGCAGTTGCCGAAGCCGTTCGCCGTGATATCGTTCGCGTCGGCGTCCATCCGGCTCGACGAAATATCGAGCCCGGCCGCCTTGTCGGCGACCCAGGAATAGAGCCGGTTGAAGACGCCGCCGCCTGACCAGGACATTCGTGATGACCCTGCCTATGATCCTGCCGCCGAAGAAATCCGAGTTGATCGTCATTGAGCGGCAATTGCCGACCGCGCCAAGATTACGGGCGGCCTCGCCGCCGCGCGTCGTGCGCAACGCCGGATTCGGGATGCTGACCTGTCTCTATGTCTGGCTGATCAGCGATACGATCGCGACCAAGACCGACACGCCGCTTGCGATCTTCGCCTTCGCGGCATTGCTCGCGTGGGGCACTACTGCGCTTGGCCGGGCTGCGATCCGCTGCCTTGCCGCGACATTGCGCTATTGGCGATGAGGCGGCCGAGGCTCGACATGGACGGTGTGAGGCCGGGCTGCCCGAGGCGGGCCGCGCGCGCGCCGTAGTTCGCCAAGAGCCGCACCAAATCCGGCACCTGATGCGCCGGCGTCGTCATCATCGAACCGATCGCGGCGCGGGTGTTCTCCATGCCCGTATTGCGCATGCCCTCCAGGGCGCCGGTGATCGCCTTGTGCGCATAGCCCATGATGTTGGCTTGTGGCGGCGCCGCGACGGATGGCGACTCGGTGTCCTTCTGCAACTGCTGGCGAACCGCCGTGCGCGAATTGCGCGCGATGTTGTTCGTCGTGTTCTGGAAATGCGTCTCGGCCGCGATGCGGTTGTCGATCGCCTGCGCGGCATCATTGCCGAACATCGCCGCGATCTTCTCGCGGTTCTGATTTGTGTCGAGGATGCGGCGCGCCGCGGCGCCGTCGTTCCTCGCCGTGTCGATCACCCGGTCGATCTCGCGCCGCACGCCGGCGCGATACATCGTCTGCTCGGGCATCGAGAGGTTGTTGTAAACGTCGGTCATCTCCTCGGGCAGCAGCTTCGTGCCGAGCGCGCTGCGGCCGTTCTCCAGCGCCTCGAGAAGCTGCGGCTTCTGCGCCGCGACCTTGCGCGCCTGCGCGTAGGCGCCGCCGGTCTGTGCATCGAGATTGTCGCGCAAGGCGTTACGCGCATTGATGAGGCCGCCGAGATCGGCCTTGTCGGCGCTGTTGAGCTCCGACGTTCCGCCGCTTTTCATATAGGAGTTGATGCGGCGGTCCATATCCTTCTTGACGTAATCCCAGTAGCGCAGGCTCGTCTGCGCCGCTGGCGTCACGTCGTCGGCAATGTGATAGCCCGGACCCTGCAGGATCGTGTTCGTCTGCGGCGGCGAGGTAAGTTTCTCGCCATACTGCTCGGCGAGCGTCGTCGCATTCTTCATCGCCGCAGCGACCGCCGGCCGGCTGGTGATGTCGCCCGGCACGTTGATGACCGGATGCGCGGCCATTAGATGATCATAGAGGGGCTTCGCATGCGCATCGACGATGTTGCTCACCCGGTTGGTGAGGTCGACCACGTCGGGCGCCGCGCCCATGTGCGTGTCGAGCGTGTCCTTGATGCGCGCCGCCGTCGCATCCCCGAAATTCCCGGTGCGGCCCTCGACCGCGTTGAGCACGGTATTTTGTCCGGCGCCCGGCTGCGTCGCAATCGCTTCGGCGCGGCCCTGCAACTGCCGCCCGGCATCGAGCATCATGCCTTCCGGGCCGAGATCGGCCATGCGCGCCGCGGCCGATGCCGGCGTCACCGCATCGTTGCGCACGTCCTGCCCCACGCGCGCGACCGCACCGCGCGTCACCGGCGCACCGATGAGGTCGCCGATCTGCGCCGCCGTGCTGCCCTGCGCGCCCAAGGTTGCGGCCTTCGCGGCGCCCGCATGCGCCAATTGTGACACCTGCCCGGCGCCGAGCGCGCCCAGCATACGCGCCGGAGTTTCCAGCCATGTACCAGCGAACCGATCGCCGAGGAATTGCGAGCCGATGCCCGGCGCGACCGCACCCTTGAGCAGGTTCATCGCCATGCCCTCACCGCCCGTCAAGGCAAGCGGGGCGAAGCTCGTGATCGTCTTGGCGTAGCGGCCCACATCGGTCTTCGGCTCGTAATCCGGCACGCCCACCTTCGTTGCCACATCCGAGACCTTGTCGTAAGTCGGAAAGGGATTGACCGCGCGCCATGCGTCGAGGAACGATGGATTTGCCGGAACTTGTGTGCGCAGATACGGCGGGACATTGTGTCGCATCGATTCCGGAATCTGCGCGGGTAGGGGAGCATCAACGGGCGCTTGCGGCGCGCCATGCGGCGAAAGCGTCGAGAGATGAGATTCCGGGGCCGCAAGATCAATGAGTTTCTGGATTCCTCTCCCCGCGAGATCGACGATATCGCCAGGCATCGACGGAATCATAAGCCCGCCACTACGCAAGCCGGCCGCCGCCGACAATCCGACATCCGCCGCATCGCCATGCGGTGCAACCGGCGTCGCCGATGGCGTCGCCTCCCAATTTGCTTCCCACGGATTGATGACCGAAGCAGCACCAGCAGCAGCAGGCGCGCCAGGCGCCGCGCGCGAGGTCGCGGGCGCGCCCCAGTCGAGCTGCCAGGGTGGCTTGTCGGTCATTGGCCGCCCTTGCCGCCCTGGTTGACCTGCTCCCACGATTTCGGATCGCGCGGATTTCCGCCCAGGAAGCGGTGACCGCTGACGACGCTGCCGACCGCCGGCACCGGCGTGCCACCCGTGTTCGCCACGCCGGGCGCGCCTTGGCCGCTCGCACGCGCCGCCGCGATCTCATCGCGCATCAGCTTGCCGGTAAGCGGATTGGTCAGCCCATGTGCCTTGAAATAATCCGCCTCGACCTGCGGCCACTTGTCCCAATTGTGCTTGTCCATCGCGAGCCGCGACAGGTCGAGGTCCTGCTGCGATTGCTGGCGCAGCACATTGATCAGCGCGAAGGTGCCCTGCGGGCTCGTGACGAGGCCTGGATTGTTACGCATCCAGATATTGAACTCGCTTTGCGTCGGGCGGCCCGTCATCGCCTTGGCGGAGGCGGACGCGAGCTGTGCGTTCATCTTGGAAATGATCTCGGTCTCGGGCAGGCCCTTCTTGAGCCAATCGACGTTGATGCCCATGCCGGCGAGCGCTTCGCGGCCTTTGAGGATCGACTCGGCGAAGGGACCGGTAATCACGTTCGGTCCGCCGGTGCGCAACGCCGATTCCATCGTGTCAAGCGCATTGAGCTTGTCGTAAGTGGCCTTGCCGCCGCCAGTGATGCGCTCGCCGATGACCGTGCCGAGCGCCTTGTTGGCTTCGCCGTAAAGCTCCTGCTGCCCCTTCACGCTGCCTTCGAACTCCGGCGTCTTGACCGGCTCGCCGGTGACACCGGCGAAGCGCTGCGCAAAATTGTCCGCACCGACGCCCGCGGCCGGCGCCTGACCCGGCACATGGATGCCCGCCGCCGGGCCGCCGACGACCTGCTCGTCCGGCGGACGTACTACGCCCTGCGGGCCGCCCGGCTGGATCGCGGCGCGCGTCGCCGCGGTCGCCGGAATCCGCACCGGCCCGTTCGGCCCCTGCACCACGACATCGCCGCCGCCCTCGTAGGGCGCTTGCACGGCTTTGGTCGCTCCGGCGCGCGCGATCAATGCCGGATTCTCGGCTGACGCAATCCCGCCCGCCCGCGCGATCAGCGCCGGATTTTTCGCCGCCTCGGCCGCCGCGGCGGCGCCTCCGGTGTTCGCCGCCGCCGGCGCCGTGCCCGGGACCGGATAGCGCAATTCCTCGCCCGGCTTGACGCCCTTCGCCTCGCCGAGGAGCAGCAGCGCCTTGGGGTATTGTTGCAGCGCCACCATGCGCGCATACGGGTCAGGGCTCTTAAGCGCTCCTTGCAGCGGATGGTCCTGCGGCAGCGAGCGTGACGCCGCGTCCGCCGCATTGCCATAGATACCCTGGAGCTGCCCGGTCGCGTCGCTCATGATCTTGGCGCCCGCAAGCGCCTGCCCGAGACGGCCGAGCGCCTGCATCGGATAGGCCGGCGCAGTCGAGATGCCTTGCTGCGTCATCGCTTGGGCGAGCTGCAGATCGGGCGCGATCTGCGCCATGGCCGGGTCCATGGCGACACCGGCCGCGTTGCCGGACAAGAGCATGGTTGCGAGATCGGATGCCATGGCTCAGGCCAACGCCAAGAGGGGAAGAAGATCGGCGAGCGAGAATGCGCCTGCATCGGCCCCTGCCGCCGCGCCCGCGCTCGCCAGCGCGTCCGTTCCGGCACCAGCCCCAAGGCCTGCCGCCACACTGTCCGCACTACCAGCAAGCCCGCCTGCCCCGGCCAGCCCGAAATCGCCCGCGATGCTCGGCGCAGCGCTCGAGCCCATGAGGCTTGCCAGCGGCCCGGACATGCTCGCATCGGCGCCCGCAAGCCCCGGCTGAGCCGCAAAGGCTCCGGGCGAGATGCCGAGCGACTGTCCGCCGGTGAGGATGCCGCCGGTATCGCCGCCGCCCGTCACCGCCGCCAATGGCGAGGCCGTCACCCCGCCCGGCGTCGCCGCCGCGGCCGGCGTGCCGCCGAACAGCTTGCTTGCGGCGGGGCGACCGAACGCAAGAACGCCGGCGCCGCCGAGCCCCGCAAGGCCACCCCAAAACGCGTTCTGCTTGGCGATCTGCGCTTGATAGTTTTTCTCGGCCACATCGCTCGCGAGCTGATATGCACCGACGACGTTCGTCGGATTGACCGACGACGGCACCGGATTGACCGAGCCCTGATAGGCGAGCGCCTGTACGAGCGGAGAGACCATGTCACGCACCCCCGCCGATGCCGGCGCCCGACGTGAGCGCGGCAAGAAGCATCATCGGATTGAGTTGCTGCTGCTGCTGCAGGTTGACGCCCTGCTGCTGGCCTTGCAGCGCGAGGCCGAAGTTCTGCCCGGCGATTTGTGAGCCCTGCCCGATCGCGTTGCCGCTCGCCGCCTGGTAGGCTTGCGTCTTGGAATTGTTGAAGTTCGTCATCGCGTTGTTATAGGCATCCGAGCCGACCGGGATGCCCTGGCGCGACAACTGATCGGTCAAGTCCTTCTGCTGCTGCGTCCACTGCGGATCAAGGAAACCTTTCTGCTCGCCATAGACCGCGTTGGCGACGGTCGGATCGAACGCCTGCGGCCCCGCGTTGGCGATCGTCGCATTGGCGCCGCCGTTGATGTTGAGCGGAGAAACCTGCGAGCCGCCCTGCTGGATCGACGGCAACACCTCGTTCGCAAGCGTCTGCTGGCCGCCGAGCAACTGGTTGCCCAGCGGGGAGAGCTGCGTATTCTCGGTATATTGCGGAACGAACTGCCCGCTCGTCGGATCGGTATAGCCGCCGGACTGGTTGAACGTGGTCGAGCCGCCCGGACCGGTGCGGTTGACGTTGTTCAATTCCGACTGCGCGACCGCGGTCCCGATATTGGTCCCGGTCTGTGCCTGGGCGACCTGCACCGGATTAGGGGCGGGAGGCGGCGTTGCGCCTTTCGACATGTGGTGCTTCCTCTGCAAGCCAGCGGGCCGCGTCGCGCGCGAAGAGCCCGTAGGAGACGGCGTCCCCGGTCGGCAAAGCCTCCGGGTGATAGCCTTCTTGCTTGAATCCGAGGCGGCAGAGGAAGGCCCTCGCGGGCTGGTTCGTGGCCCCGGTAACGGCGGTGATGCGTTTGCACCGCAACTGAACGAAGGGATAGCGCAACAACGGACCGATCGAGCGGCGGATTTCGCGGACGGCGCCGCGATCATGAGGCGCGCGATCGGTGACGAAGGTTACTTCGATATTGGGGTGACGGTATTGGTTGTAGACAGCCGCCGCGATGATGTCGTTTCCGTAAGAGACGCCGATTGCGACGCAGGGGCCGAAGTCGGCAATGCCGATGCGCTCGCCGGCCCAACGCGCGAGCGCGCGGTCATGGCCGAAGATGAGCATTCGGATAGTGGGCGATATAGGTTCCAGTGTGCCACACTCTTCCGCCAGCTTTGATCGATGTACCTTTTCCGATCACGATCTGGCAGGTATCCGCACTCTTGAAGCGGTAGCCACGCGGCGTCATCGGGTGGAGATGCGCAATCGCATGCCCCAACGCGCGATAGTCGCGCTTCGGAATTATCTCGAAGGCCTCTTTCACAGCGCCTGCCCCTCTTCGAACTTCAAGTCCGTCCGCATCCATAGCACTGGATTATTCGCCGCGACCTTGAGCCCGATGCCGATCGCGGTGCCCTGCCCGCCGGCGATGTGCCATTGCGTCGTCACGTTCGCTTCGCTCGACCAGGGCGAGGTATCCCATGGGCTAATATCCCATGGCGAGCCGACCGCCGATATCACCAGCGCGTCGCTGATCGCGAGATCGCCGTAGTCGAAGCCGAGCGAGAACGTGATCCCCTGCGCGCCCATGGTCGAGATGACGGGCCGCGCCGCCGTTGCTCGCTTGCGCTGTGGGTCTTCGAACGTGTTCCACGCCTGCTGCGCGACCGCGTTGACCGGCCCGAGATTGTCGAGGTTGCCGGTGTCGGCCGCATAGACGATGCCGCCCGCAGCGCCGAAATAAAGCGCGTCCTTGTAGAGGCCCCAACAATACGCCGGCATGTTGCGGAAGCGGCACCAAGGGTTGATCCCGTTGGGATCGACGACGCCGGTGTTGCACACGTGCTGATCGAACGAGCCATCCGGATTGGGCACGTTGAAGATCAGCCGCCGGCCGCGCGGATAGTACAGCGCCTGCCAGCCGAACGCGGATGAATTAGCCTTGACGGCCGCCTGCACCGCCGTTGAAACCTTCGAGCGCGGCGGCAACTGCCCGAGTTTCAAGGCGACGAGTTGCTGCTGTAGCGGCACATGATCGTCCGCCGTGGTCAGAAACGCTTCCGCGCCATAGTTGCACACCGCCCGCGCCGAGACCGGCGCACCGAGCCGGTAGCGGCCGATCTGCGTCCAGTTGTTCGCGTTCGACGGGTCATTGCCAAAGAACATGATCACGTCGCCCGACGACATCATGAAGGCGATATAGTCCTGCACGCCGTTGCCGCCGTCGTGACTGAAAGTCGTCGCCGCGATCACGTTGCCGCCGCGCGGCGCGTAGGCCGAAAGATCATAGAACGACAGCGCGCCGGAGATCGAGTTGAGCGGTGCGAAGTAGAAACCGGTCGAGTTGTTCGCCCAGGCAAAGAGGCGCTGCTGGTACTGGCGCCAGCCGATCAACGTCGAGAGTGTGACGCCGGTGAACGCCGCATTGGCAAACGACGTGCCGTCGTAGACCTGGGCTGTATCGACGCCATTGGCGAAAAACGTCCGCGACAGGAACGACTCGGTCTGCCATTGGTCGCTAGCGAATCCGGTCGCGAGCGCCGCGCCGGCCGCGCCGCCGGCCGAGATATCGTAGAAATTGCCCGATGCCGCCGCGATCAGCTTGCGCGTCGCGCTGGCGTTGAACTCGGCCAGCGTCTTGACCGGCGCCGAGCCGACGCCGGTTGCAAACGACGCAAACCCGTTGCGCACCACGCAGCCGCCCGCGTCGGGGTACCAGTTGTCGAGCGTCACCGCGTCGAGCGGGTCCATCGCATCAAGCGCGTCGCGCGTATTCCAACCCTTGACTGGCGAGGCGACCGATTGCGGCTGGACGACCGGCTGGCTTGCGAGCTGCAAGCGCTGATCGCGGGTTAGGAGTTTCATGCGCCGATAATCCAACCGTCCGCGATTGCCGCGGCGAGGCCATAGCGAAACCATTCCCGTTCGATCGGATCGTCGAATTGTGCCGCCCAATGAGGCATCGCAAGAAGGCAATCGACTATTGCAAAGGACACAAACATTACAATCCCCCCGTCACATCCCAAACCCGGTCTCGGGCAGATTCCATGGCCCGATCAGCGTGAGATTGTTGTTGCCGGCGGTCAGATCGAGGATCGCGGCGCCGCCGTCGCGGGCGACCGCCTTCGATACCTCGCGCTCGTATTCGTCGAGCTCGTCCGCATAGGAGAAGCCCAGCCGCTTCATCACGCGCCAGCGCGTGCCGAGCATCAAGAGGTCTTCGTCGAGCAATCCCGTATCAGTATCCGCGAGCCATTGCGTCTGCGGCGTGCCGCCCGACGACTGGCACCAGGCGTTCGATACGTATTCGAAGACAAGCGCCGAACCGTTGTCGGTCGGCACCGGATCGATCGAGAGAACCGTATTGCCGCCCTCGCGGCGGAAGCGGAAGCGCCGCTGGATCGAGGCGCGGCCGATGACGCTCGACTTGTAGAGCTGCCACTGCTGCGGCGAGAGCGGCCCGCGCATCGACCAGAAGCGCGAGCGATCCCAGAACGTGTTGTCAAGCGGATGATGAAAGTCGGAGGGCAGTGCGTAATCGGACTGCCCGAAATTGAACGTGCCCGCCCCGGTCTGCGTCGCCTTGGTGTTGAGCGTCACGGTCGAGGAGGTCGTCGCGGTCACGATCGAGTTGTTGGCGACGCCCGTTCCAAACGCGTACCACGTATTGGCCGCAATCGCCGAGATGCCGGAGAGCCCGGAGATCACCGCGACGCCGCCGGCGCCCGTATTGGCAATCGAGCCCGTCTGCGCCGCGACCGCGGCTGTGACAAAATCATACTCTTTGATGCTCGCGACCCATCCACCCTCGGGCCGCTTGTACAGCGACTTGCCGGCGAGTTGCGCCGCCGCGAGCGTGCGCGTCGCGGTCTCGTCGGAATTGCCGACGAAGGCGGTCGGCACCGCGATGGCGAGGTCTTGCAGCGCAAGTGTGCAGATGTCGATGAGCGCCATCTATCGCTTCTTCTTAGGTTTTGTCGCACCACCCTTGCGGCCCTGCGCCGCAAAGCCGAACTCGGCGCGCGCTGGCAGCTTGCGGCCCTTGGTCGCCGCATCCCATTCGGCGACCTTCGCTGGCCCGCCGAGGGCTTTCTCGCCGGCCGGCGTATGGCCCCATGCCTGCTGCGCGCGTGAACGAAACGGCATCAGCGGTCGTTCCGCTTGGCGAGCCGCTTTTCGAGCGTGCGACCCTCGGGCGTCGCCTTGCGCTCGCCGATGCCGGGATATTTCGCGTGCACCTTGGCGCGCACCTTCGCCTTCTCGGCCGGTGAGCCGTTCGCGGACACGCGCGAAAGCGCGGCGCGCGCGTGCGGCTTGTCCTCGATCGGATAACGGCCGCCCGGCAGCGCGAAGTTCTTCGGGGCGATGCGGTCGCGGCCCTTGGCGGTGAGTTTGGCCATGTCAGTTCGCTTTTCGACCTTGCGCGTCGAGGATCGTGGGCTTGCGCTTCTGCATGTCCACGACCTCCTTTTCGAGACGCCGCACGCGCATATCAAGATTGCCGATCACTTCGACGGCGCACGTCAAGGATTGATCGAGCCGCGTACAGAAGGCGAGAAGATTTGCGACCACGTCATCCATATTTTCCGGCGGACCGGCCGCCGCAGCCCCTGCGGCAGAGGGCCGCGGCCACGTGATGACGTTGTCGGTTTCCTTCTCTTCGCTCATGCAGTCGTTCCCGTCCCGACGAGTTCGCCTTGCGCCGCCGGCTGCTGTTCCGTCGCGCCACGCGGGCCGCTGCGCTTGCGCCTGGGCGCCACGTCGAGCGCGGCGAGCGAGGATTCCGCCGGCGCCTCCGCGGGCAGCCCCGCCCGCGCCATCGCGATCGGGTCGGCATGGCTCGGCACCGCTGCGGCAATCGGCGAAGGCGCGTTGCGCATCGCCTGCAATTCGCCATAAACGCGCTCGAGCAGCGTGCCCTGTTCCTCGACCTTGCGGGTGAGCGCGTCGATCTGCTCGTCCTTGCGCCGGTTGTCGGCGTCAAGCCGGACATTGAGCGCGTTCGCCGCCGCATCGTCGAGAAACGCCTTGGCGAGATCGCGCAACCGCATGCCGCCCATGCCGATCTTCTGGGTGGCGAGATCGGTCATCGCGGCGACATGCTCGACCGTCATGAAGCCGAGTGCCTTCAACTCGAGCACCATGGCGCGCTTGAGAAGAGGCCACTGCTCGAGGGGCGTGCCGTCGACCGCGATCTCCATGCCCTTCTTGAAGCGCTCGTATTCGTCGGGCCAGCGTTGGATGTGTTCCTGCGTCACCCGCGCGACCGGCCGCGTCTGCGGATTGCCCGGCATGATGATCTCGACGCGCTCCTCGGTGCGAAAGATCGGCCTCCCCTGGCGCTCGGTCGCGACATGATCCTGTACTTCCGCGGTATGGAAGCGCGGATAGTTCCTCGCCCCATCGGAACCGAATGAATTCGTGCGCGTGAACGCGCCGTTTTGCACAGTCATTTTGCTTGTCCTGTTGCGGAGCCGGAATTACGGCCCGGAGATGTTGAACGTGATGCCGAGGTCGCTCGGCCAGCATGTCGCGCCGCTACCGGCGGCGACTGTTGCACCGACACCGGCCGCAAGACCGATGAAATTCGCCGACGCGGACGGCGGATAGATCGTGAGCGTATTCGGCCCGGCATTGTAGACATACGCCTGGTCGAAATCTCCCTGCAATTGCACGCCGCCGCCGATCGAACTCGTCGTGACGTTGGAGTTGTTGCCGGCAAGCACGGTCGCGGTCGCCAGCGTCGTGCCTGCCGCCGTGACGGACGAGGTCGGATCGAGGCCAAGCTTGTTCGCCTGCGAGGCCGGCATCCCGGTCGCCATCAATTCTGCCTTGGTAGCCATTGAGGATTCTCCTGTTGGATGGCGGGTGACTGTCAGGTGATGGCGCCCTGCGCGAACGGGCGCTGGATGATCGCCTGCACGGTCGCGGTTGCCGAGGCCACGGTCGCCGCATTGACGCTGATGCAATTGACGACCTGCTTGCCGGCCGACGCGGTCGAGGAGACCGAGCCTGCGGTCGCCGAGAGATAGAGCGGCACCGCCGGGCTGATCTTGGTCGCGGTCTTCGCGATCTTGGCGACGCCGCCGATCTGATACCAACTGTAGCTCGTGGTTGCCGTGTTCGCTGTCATCGACACGGCGAGTGGTTGGTTCTGGTTTGCCGTGTGCGGCGCGAGCGTCACGGTCTTCGCCAGCGGGTTGTAGGTCACGAGCGATCCGACCGCGAGCGAGGCAACGCCGGGCAGATAGATGAACTCGCCCGCGCCCTGCCCGGACGCGGTATCGATGCCGCGCACGATCATCCCGACCTGTACGGTGCGCGCCGCGCTCGCATCGATATTGGTGAAGTCGACGACGCCCTGGAACGTCTCAGCCGGCTTGAAGGCCATTGGATTCTCCTTTGCTCATCTCGTGCGCTATGGTGGGCAACAGCCCGTCGCCGTGGACAAAGAGGATTGCGTCGGCATCGGCGAGCAGCCGCGCAAGTTTCTCGAATTTCTGCGCCTGGACGTACATCGCGTAGGACGAACGAAAATGCCGACCCGCGCAAATTACCTTGATGCGGCGCTTCTCCGGATCGTTCTCGTCCTGCGGATAGGCGTGTGCCTGCCCGTCGTCGGCATCGGAGGAGTCATAGCCGTAAAGATGAATCTCGCGATAGCCGAGCGCATAAGCCATCGAGATCGCGACGAGGCCGGACGTGGTGCCGCCGCCAATCAGGTCCGCCGTCGTGCCGGGCGGGATATGATCGACGAGACCATCGGATGCGGTATGAAGAACGTCCACGTCGCGAAACGCGAGGTGCTCGAAGAGGCTCGGATGACATTGCGAGGCGAGGATGTAACGATGCGCGGAAAACGTGCGCACGAATTCGAGGTTTTCCGGGCGCGGATCGATGATGACCTGATAATCCGCCGTGACGCCGCGCTCGTTCAAGAAACGCGCAGCATTGTTGAGCGCAAAAACCGTATGCCGCGCGTCGGAATGCCCTTTGATGAACGGCACGTGGCTTTTGAGCGACGGGCCGCCGCCGACAAGGACGGCAATCCCGGTGTGGGCCGGATTACCTTTGAGCCATGGGAGCGGGCGCCGCGAATTGATCTCGATATGGCGGAAGAGTATTTCATCGGACGTGTTCGGCAGCGCCTGGATTTGCTGGATTTCCGACGAGACGAAGCCGGCAGGAATCTCCGACGCGACCGTCTCGCCCTCGACGCGCCAGTGCGTCTCGATCCATTCGACATCCGGCAGCTCGTGCGGCTTCTCGTGGCCGTGGAAGTAGACGATGCGCGCATCGCGCAGCCCGTGATGCTTCGCATCGCCCTTGAAGCTCACGACGTGGCCAGGAAAGAGTATGTCGATGACCTTATGCGGCTGTGCCCGCATCCAGTCCATGTCGTTCTCGCCGGACCAGGTCTCGTAGACCTTGCGTTGCCCGGCCGGCACCAACGCGACGCCGTTGCACACCGTCGTCGAATGGAACGGATCGCGCGGCAGCGCTATCGTGTTCGAGTTGAGGCAATAATCCGCGAGATGGTCGATGTTTCCGGTGACGACCGTGTCGAGCCCGACAAGGATCATCGGCTCATCGAGGCGGTAAGGCTCGATGCACGCACCGTAAGCCGGCGGCGCCGAATCGATCAGGATTTGCAGCACGTCGCGACCGCCGAGGTCGCGGCGGCGATCGGTGAACAGCACAAACCGGTGTGGCCGCGTGAGGTTGCGCGCGAAGCCGTCGAACAACTTCATCACCCACGACTCGTCGTAGCAGCACGAGAAGTCGCGGGAGAGCGCATTGGCGTGCCATAGCAGCGTGACGATATTCAGCATACGATCCGCATCCGTCTTTCGCGCCACTCCGGCTTGATCTTGACCAGCGCGCCATCGCGCCGCAGTAGAAAATTCGCCGGCACGTCTTTCTCGACGACGGTGCCCGCCGCGATCATCGCATCATCCCCGATGGAGATCCCCGGCAGGACGACGGCGTTCGCACCGATGCCGACACCCGAACCGACAACGACCGTCCAACGCCCGCGCGTGAACGCGCTCACGTCGAAGCCGCGCTTGTGCGCTGCCGGCCAGCGGTCGTTGCAGATCGTGACGTTCGGCCCGATGAAGCAATCGTCGCCGAAGCGAAAGCCCGGCCCCATCGCAACACCCTGCGAGACGATGCAGCGGTCGCCGAACGCAGGTCCGTCGAGCGTGGCGCAGCTCGCCACATTGCAGTCCTCGCCGAGGATCGTGCCGCGGATCACGCTCGCAAACTGCCAAATCTTAGTGCGCGCACCGACGCGCGCATTGGAGACGAATGCACGTTCGTGAATGAACGCGCTCGGATGAACGAGAGGAGACGGCCCACGGGCCGCCTCCGTTGTTGTGAGCGTCGACATCAAGTGGTCTGACCCTGCGCGAACGGCCGGTTGATCAGCGCCTGGATGGTCGTCGTGGCCGACGCGACCGTTGCGGCATTGACCGTGATGCAGTTGAGCAACTGCTTGCCGGCCGACGCGGTCGACTGGACCGACCCGGCGGTCGCGCTCAGATACAGCGGCACGTTGGGCGAAGTCTTGCCGCCGGTGACGCGCTTGATCACCGCCGCGCCGCCGATCTGATACCACGCGTATCCGGTCGTCGACGTGTTGGCCGCCATCGCCACAGCCACGGGCTGGGCGAGATTGGCCGTATGCGGCGCAAGCGTCGTCGTCTTGTTGAGCGGATCATAGGTGACCAACGATCCGATGGCGGTCGAGCCGACGCCGGCGAGCCAGATGAACTCGCCACCGTGGTAGGTGGTCTGGTCCATCGCCGTGATGATCTCGCCCGGCAGCACCGGCTGGTAGACGTTCGCAGCCGACGCGACGATGGCGCCGATCGGGGGAAGCCCGAAGCGGGGAGAAGTCGGAATCCAAGCCATGTTGTTCTCCTCCCTTATGCGCCGATGCCGCCCTGCAGGAACCGGTTCGACATGGCCACATTGCCGGCCCAGGCAATGAGCTTGACCATGGCGTCCTGGTTCACTGAGAAGCGATCGGGATCGAGCGGCACCATGTCCCTGTCCTTGTGCGGGCGCAGGAACAGATACTCGCAATTGAGCAAATACATCGTGCTCGCCGGCGCGCCCGAGCCCGAAAGCCAGGAACCGCCGGAGCCCAGCGTCGTGACGTTGCCGGTCGAGTTGCCTTGGAAGCCGCCGTCGTAGACGACATCGGCGTCCATGAACTTGAGCGAGGCGAAGCCCGCCATGCCATTGCGATCGTCGGTGATGCGCTGGATGGCCTGGAGAGATTCCCAGTAGTAGCGGAAGTACACGTTGTCGGCGATAAAGAGGTCCGGACGGTCAGCCTGGCGCGCCTGCGCGAGCCATGCCCGGTTCATCATCGTCTGGATCGTCGCGGCGCCAGCCGTGAGGCCCGCCGACGCGAACGATTGCCACGCGTTCTCCCAGAAACCCCACACCGACGAGTCGATGCCGCCGATGGTGCCGGAGTTGTTGGTCGCCGAGACGAGGAGCTGCAGACCGCCGATCTGCTTTCCCCCGTCTGCTGTCAGCAGTGTTATCGCATCGGCTCTTTATCCGATGCTTCTATGCGTCACCGCATAGGTCAGACTATATCTTCGCTTCGGTTGAAGCGTCGGGAGCTCGTGGGCGGATTATTCTTTCGTCACCGCCTAGTCGTTACACCTTCCGCACCTCTCGCCTTTTGGGCTTCATGCGCGGCTTGGCTCGGTATTGTCTCTGCGGCCAATATTTCCGCCAAATCAAAAGCTCAACAAACCCGCCTTTGGTTTTTCGGAATATTGGCTGTTCGGAGAGTTTCACCGAATTCACCCGATTTTACAACGGCACAGTCACGCGGCGAGCGCGAAAGTTGGTCTACCGTTGGAGTAGCAGTCGTTGGAGAGATTGTTCTGCATCGTGCGCTCGGCGTTGCCGATGCGCGATTCGAGCAGATCGATCATCTTCTCTTTTCCGGAATTCTGGAGCATTTCCAGCCCGGAGATGGAAACCGCCGCCGCAGCCTGGGCGATCGGGTATTGTGCCGCGGTGAACACGTCCGACGGCGTGATGTTGAGGATGTCGTAGCCGGAATACCGCTTGTAGGTGCCGTTTTCCGAGTCAGGTTTGTTATCGCGCGGCTCTTTATCCGCGCTTCTGCACGTCGCCGTGCAGCTCAGACTATCTCATCATCCCGTAAGGATGTCGGGCGCTCGTGGGCGGATTATTGTTGGGACTCACCGCCTAGTCGTTACACCTTCCGCGCTACCATTTCCCGGCGCGGCTTGGCTCGGTATTGTCTCCGTGGCATCTTCTTGATAACCAGCCGCTCCTGTGCGAGCGCGCGATACACAGATATGCGCCCAACAAGTTTGGATGGTTGATCGAAGATGATATTAACGCCGGAGAGTTTCACCGAATTCACCCGATTTGCGCTCGTGGCTTACGCCGCGAGGGAGCTAATAGCTAACTCGATCTCCTGCACGATCGCCTGACCGCCGTCGAAGGACTTGATCTTGCCCTTCTCGCGCAGCCGGCGAAGCAACGCGTTGTTCTTCGTGACGTTGTCCGCCAGCTTGCGCGAGCGGTTGTAGAGCGTGGTCGTGGTGATCTCGCTCCAGTTTGTGTTGGGCACGGTCATGCGGGATATCTCCTTTCATGACCGGGGTTGATGGGAAGAGGCGCTACGGCGCCGAAGCCTCGGCGGCGTTGGCCTCCAGCTCTTCGCGCAGCGAGCGCTCGGTCGCGCGTCCTTGCCGCGGAGCCGGGCCACTGCCTGGGGCTCCCGTCACTGACGAGCCTGCCTTGCGTGCTGCTGCCGCTTTGGCCCTGGCCTCGGCGTCCGCTTTTTCCCGCTGAGCCTTGGCCGCCGCTTCGCGGGCGGCGTCCTTGGCTGCGTTCATGGCGTCGCGCGTCGAGGGGTTTGCCCACACGGCGGTTTCATAGAGCTCCGCGAGAGGAGGCACGGGCTCTTTGGCTGCGATGGCCGCGGCGGCGAGGCGAGCCATGATGGACTCGACCTCGTCGAAATGCGGGTGCAGCGGATTGCCCTTGCCGTCTTCGGCGCTCTTGAAGGCTTCGATCTCGCTCATGACGCGCGTCTCCGCCTCGCGGCGGGTGTGCTGTGCGGCGTCGAGATCGCGCTGGTCGCGCTCATTGAGGCGACCTTCGATGTGATCGAGGCGGGCGAGCTTTTCGACCACCTCGGCGGGAAGCTGGATATGCGTGCCGTCGCCGTTCGGCTTGACGGCTTCGAGTTCGCCGCCGCCGGCGCGGCGCTGCTCGGTCGGCGCGAAGCCGAGCGCGGCGAGAATCTTGCCCGGGTCGATGCGGTAGCCCTTGATGATGCCGGCGATGACGTTGGGCGCATCGGCGGGATTCATCAGCCGCTGCTCGACGTTAGCCCAAGCCTGGATCATCGACGACTTGGTGAATCCAGCGGCCTTCATCTTGTCGGCCCAGGGCTCGAAGAGCTTGTCGACCGGCTCGTATTCCTTGCGCTGGGCCGCGACTTCCTGCGTCTTGCGCGTGAAGGCGGCTTCCATCTCCTTGTGGCGGCGCAGGATCAAGTCCTGCCCCTCGGCCGGAAGCTTGGCGAAGGTCTCCTTGTCCTTGGCCGACCACTTGCCGGTGAGCGCGGCTTTGGCCGTCTTATCCGCCTCGGCCTTGGCGGCTTTGTCGTCGGCCGGCTTGGTCTCGGCCGCCGTGCCGGCTTCGCCTTCGGGCTTTTCCTCGGGCGGCTCTTTCTTGTCTACGGGCTTCGCCGCAGCGACCTTCGTCTCGGGCGCGGTCTCACCTTCCGGCTTCGTCTCGCCCGCCGGTTTCTCTTCCTTCGGCTTGGGCTCCGCGCGCGCGGCATCGGCCGCCGCAGTCGCTGCGGTTTCCTCCGATGTCGCAATCGCGGATGCGAGTGCCGAGCGGATATCGTCGGCTGGCTGGCCTTCGCCAGTGCCGGTTACTTCTTCGTCAGCCATGGATGCTCCGAATTCAACTAATGACGCGAGCCGGTGTTCGACCCGAAGTCGCCGAGCGCGCGGCGGATGTCGTTGACGCGGTCGCCGCGCGCCTGCTGCGGCGAGGGCGCATCGCTGGGCGCCGGGCCGCGCTCGTTGCCGACCTCGACATAGCCGTTGCGCTGCAAGAATTCGCGATGCTGGCGGCGCCCCGTGATGACTGGCCGCTTGCCGCCGCAGGCCACGTCGGACGCAACCGCGCGATAGGGATCGAGATCGGAGATCACGCCGCGCGGACGCGCGCGCTTTTCCGGCTCGGGATAGTTGCCACCGTCGCGGATTTCGATGATGCAGTCCATGTCCTTATCGTAGCGAAAACGCGGCATCAGGTTTCGTCCTCGTCCGGCGGACCCGCCATCGCATTCATCAGCGCGGCGGCGAGTGTCTGCCGGCGCAGCGTCTTATTGGCGCCGGCCTTCTCCAAGGCATCGATATGCAGCGCCGCCGTCCAGCGCTTGCCGCCGCGTGCGATCGTGTAGAAGCAGGTGTGCGATGGCGCATCGAAGCGCGTCGCGACGATCTCGGTGTCGAGGTTGATGGTCATCGCGTGGTCGCTCTTGCGGGACTCAAGGTTTGCAATTCGTCCGGCACGTCCTGCGTCAGCCATGGCGGCTTTGCCATCCGCTCTTGCGGTGTCATCCACAAACGCGCCTCGACGTTGCGCGCTTCGACCTCGGCGGCATTGCGCATGTAGGCGATGTGAGTGAGGCCTCGCACCGCATCGTCGCTCGCGCCGGGACCGAGAATTTTGCGTGCTTCCTCGGCGTAGCCGCGCATCCCGGTGCCACTTTCAAAGCCCTCAATCTGCTGAATGGGATGCTGCAGCTCGTGTGCCGTTACCCAACGCATCATGTTAGGATCGGTTGCCCGCACATTGACGCCGCCGTCGAAAAGGCCGCCCGGATTTTTCCCTACAAGCTTAACATCAGAAACCATGTTCTTGAATTGAGGATATGCCGCCGCAAGTGCTGGATGCTGGATCACTGAATCCATTCCAGAAATGCCGGCGCCGGTTCCGGGAATGACCCGCAGGCCAGTGTCGGGAATTTCATGTTTCCAATTTCCGTCGACGCCCCGATACCAGCCAGTGGCCGGCCAGATTTCCTCGCGCGGCACGCCTTTCGCAGCCATCTCCTGCGCCATATCCAGCATATTGCGATCGGCTGTCAGAGCCTTCGGCCCCGCGAACATACCGACCGAGCCGGCCGGAGCCGCACGAAACATCGTGCCCGGCGCCGCCATGCTCATTGCCAGCCGTGTCGATGTCTCGATCGCCGGAATGCTGAAGTTTCCGGTCTCATGGTCGATCGGGTCCGTGTGCATCACGGTGTCGGCGGTGTCGCCGATGAAGTTGCCGGCGGCGAGTGCGCCGCGTGCCGGCATGGTGGCGAGGCGATAAGCGCTGTTGGCCAACGCGCTCGGGTCTTGTGTGTATGCGGCACTCACTGCCGGGCCGGTATCCAATCCATATTGCGCGAGCCGATAGGCTTGCTGTTGTGCGGGCGCCGCGCCCCCGAGCCGTTGTAGCAAACTCAACAGAGGCGGTTGCGCCTGCAAATCGCGCGGGAGCGAGCCGAGCGGAATGCCTGATGCGTCATCGGGCATTTTACGTCAGCCTCGCCGCGTCCCCGCTTTCCAGATGCGTCATGCGCACGGCCGCCATGGCGTCCTGCTTGGCGCCGCGCTGGGTATCGAGGGCGAGCCGCTCGCGGTCGGTCTGCGCCTGCACGGCCGCCTTTTCGCGCTCGATCGCTTGTGCCGTGGCGTCGCGCTGCTGCGTCGCTGCCAGTTTCTCGCGCTCGATCTGCTCGCGCCCTTGCGTCTCGCGCTCGCGCTGCGCCAGAGCCTGCGAGCTGTCGGCCGCCGAGCCCTTGCCTTGCTGCGGCTGCTGGCTCGGATGTGGTGGCATCTGCGCGATGGCGTCAAACGCCTTCTCGATCGTCTCCTCGAGCGAGCGCGCGACCGGGAAGCCGCGCACGCCGAACAGCGCCACTTCTTTGGCAAGCGACGCCAGCGCCGGATTGCCCTGCGCCATCGGCACGATTTGCTCCATCAGCGGCACGAACTCGGAGAGGAAATCGGTCCGCGCTTTCTTCTCGGCCTGCTCGTCGGGCGCGATCGTCGAGTCAGCCTCGATATCGATGCGGAAGCCATGGATGCCGTCGTCCTTGATGAGTTGGACGGCTTGGTCGAACTGGTCCTGCTTCTGCTTGTTCGCGGCCTCGATCGCATGGACCTGCTGCGCCATCTGCTGCCACTTGGCGAGCGCCTGCTGATAGGCGACGACCTGCGGATCGGGCGGCGGTTGCGGGGCCTGCGGCGACCCGCCGGCGCTATTGGGTGCGCCCGGCGGCTGCGGTGCGCCATTCATCGCCGGCGCGCCGGGTGTTTGTTGTGGGGCCTGCTGCGGCTGCTGCTGCGCCGCCTGAATGCGGGCGAGAATGCTCTGCACCGGCTCGGCTGGCTTGGGCGGCAGTTGTGGCACCGGCGCGAGCTGCGGAAACCCAGTGATCAGAGAGATCGTCTTCGCCGAGAAGTGCTCGGCGATCACAGCACCCATAAGTCGCAATAGATCGCGGGCCAGGCGGGCCACGTCCTTTTGCTGCGGCGTGATGCGCCGGGTCGAGAACACGGCCTTCAATTCCTGCGCGCCCAGCGTTTCGTCGGGCTGCGTCATGCCGCGCATGATGTCGCCGATGCCGGTGATCTCGTAAAGGATTGCCTTGACTCGGTCGCGCGCGTTGTAGAGTTGCAGCAGCGTCTCGGCGATCTGCTGGATCGGCAGCCACTCGATGAAAGTCTTGAGGCCGCCCTTGTCGGCCCAGTTCTGCCAGTCGCCGACCGGGATCAACCGGTTGTCGGTACCCGGGTCCATTAATTGACTGAGCACAGTCTTCTCGTCGCCCGGATAGACGCCGGCGACGCGCAGCGCGGTCGTGAGCTTGTCGATGCGCGCCGTGAGGTGGTCGAGTTCGCGCGCCTGGTCCTGATACTCGATGTAGTCCGGAACCGGGATGCGCTTGTCGTTTGTCGTCGTCGCAAGCAGCGGATCGGGGTTGGCGAAGAAATCCGGTAGGCGTAGTGGATCATCCTTCTTATCGAGGACGATGTCGGGTGTCGCCGGTGCGATCCAGATCACCTCGCGCTTGCCCTTGTCCCAATACTCGCGGACCTCCGCCTTCTTGTAGAGATCGGGCGGTACGTCCTTGCCGTCCCTGTCCTTCTCGGGCGAATGTGCCGGCGCGTAGTCGAGGTTGACCAGTTTTCCCTTGCGCTTGCCGAAACGCTTGATGAGTTCATCGCGTGTGAGATACGCGCGGTAGCGCACCCACGGCACCTCGGCCCATTGCCGGGCGGGGCCTTCGCGATAGTCCTCCCAGAAGACATACTGCGCGACGACTTCCTCATATTCGACCTCGCGGGCGTGTTCCTCGCCGCTTTCGTCGTCGCCCGCATTGTCGATGTCGCTGCCTTCCTCCTCGCGCCCGGTGTAGTCGGCATCCTCTTCGGCGAGCGCCGCCGCTTGATCCTCGCCCTCGCCTTCATCCTCCGCGGCGGCGGGCGTGGTCTCGCCTTGCGTCTTCGTGTCGGAAATCTCCTCGCCGAAGTGCGGCACGTAGAGCACGCGCGCAACGCCGCGTCCCGGTAGGAGCCGATCCTCGACCACGGATTTCATCACCGCGTCGAAGTCGAAAGCCGAGGCCGAATAGGAAAGGCATCGCTCGAGCAACTGCGCCGCAAAGCGCGCGACCGGCGCCTGGTCCTTGAAGCGGCGGTCAACGTCAGGCTTGGGCGTGCGCGCGTAGAGCGTCGGCTTGAGCGTCTGCACGTTCGACCACAGCACATTGAAGCGATGCAGGCCGCTCATCTGCTCGCCGCGATCGTCGTCGCGGTAGCGCTTGACGATCTCGCGCGCCTGCTTGACCCACTTGCGCTCTTCCTTCTCGGCGATTTCCTCCTGCGCCATCCAATAGGCATAGGTCGCCGCCTCGCCCGTGCCGAGATCGCTCTCGGTCTCGATGCGTTCTCCGGCCGATGCGGCGACAACGTCGACCATCAATCACCTTACCGTGGCGCGCCAGACACGGATCAAAACAACTACGCGCCAATACCAGTTCGGCCGGCGCATATTGATCCACCAAGACCGCAGTTCGACATATCGTCGCCAAGCCCATGATGGCTTATAGTCGCGCGATGTCATGATAACATCGCCGTTGCGGCAATCCGGATCGTCGTAGTAGTGCCAGCGCGCCATTCATTCACCCTGCACGATGACCTTGCCGACTAGCAGGAAGTTTTCGAAAGGACAGGTTTCCGAGACCGGCAGCGAGAAGCCCCGCGCCCGCATGCGTTCCTTCATCTCGGCGCGGCCGGCGAGAAAGAGCTCGGACGGGACCTCGAAGAAATCATGCGTCTGCCAGGCGGGCCGCTCGCGCAGGAAGCGCGTGATGGTCTCAAGTGCGGGCAGGGGCGGCGCGAGGGTGTTCGCCTCGGGCGGGGCTGGCCGCGGCGCAACGGACTTGCGGACCGGCAAGGTCAGCCGCCGGCCTTCTCCGGCACCTTCTCGCCGGATTTGGCGGTACGCGCACCCCTCGCCTCCGAGCGCTTCTCGCGCGCCTCCTCGGCCTTGCCGTGGATGGTCTCGATCTCGTTGCGAAGATTCTCGCGCTCGCGCGCCGGCTCCTCGCCCTCGTGTTCCATGCCGGCTCGGCTCAGGCGTATGCGGGCCGAGTGGCGGTCGCCGTGCTCACCCGACTGCACCTCGGCATGCTCGACGTGGCCCTCGCCGGAAAACTCGACGCGGTCGCCGTGCTTCATCTTGCCGGCGTCGAGGCCCATGTTCTTGAGGTGGTGATGGTCGAGGTTGACGGACACACCGTCGTGGTCGCCGTCCTCGGCAGTCGCCGGGATCGAATAGCGGGTCTCGTCGGCCTCGCGATCGGCCTTTGATTTTCGCATGGGGTGGAGCTTGGGCATGACAGCGTATCCAGTCTTTTTTAAGTAACGGATGTGGCAGGTTCTTTGGCATTCAGAACTGCGTCGGCAATCTCGATAATGTCCCCGCTCGTGATCGCAAAGTCGCGGCGCCCGTTAAGCACGCGCATCAGCGTCGCATGCTCGCCGTCCTCAAGCGTCGCGCCTTCCGGCGGAGCACTCTCGAGTTTCTTTAGCACCTTGAGGCGATCACGCATCTCACCGAGGTCTTGTCCGGCCGGTGACGTGCGCAACATCGAAACCAGAAAGTCCTTTGCCGCAAACTCGCCATGCCGGCCGAATGGAATAAACTTCATGATTTATTCATCCTCTTGGCAATTACTGCCACGTAACGATTGCCGCGGCGGCCGGAGTCTTTGGCTGCTTCCAGCCTGCTCCGTCGTAAATCCAAAACTGATGATTGGTCGTGTCGTAGACCATGGGTATGGACCCGGTATAACTCGTGGCCGGGGTGCCAGTTGGTGTGCCGGCGCATGTCTGCATGTAAAAAAAGCCGAGCGTGGCGTTTGTCGCAATTGCCGAACCTGTGCCGACCACGACGTTCTGCCCGCTGTCGATCGTGAGGCCTGTGGTGGTGGCAATAGCATTGACTTTTGCAGTACGAAATAGCAACTTGCCCGGCATGCTCGTTGACGAGAAGTTGCCATCGGCGAGTGCCTGAAAGATAGCCGAGGTGCCCGTATAGTCCGTGCCATTATCACCGTAAAACTGAAAACTGCCGAGGCCATCGCCGGATTGTACTGCGCTGAACGTGCCGGGCGCAGCGCCGCGCGAACTGCCAAAATTAAACAATGATCCACCGCCGCCCGGCGCCGTGTAACGCAATGCCGTTATCGACGCAGCGACACTGCTTCCGGCCAGCTGCCAATTAGAAGTTATACCACTGCCGCCCCCTGCACCAGCGACAACGATTGGCGAGGTAAGCCCTTGCAAATAGGTGCCATTCGGAACGGAAACGATCGGCGTCGCATTGTTCGGCGTTACAACGATTGCATCGATCAATGTATTTGTCGCAGCGGAGAGCGATTGAATCTTAAAGTTCCGCGGCGTCTGCGCCGACTCGGCGTCCCATACGTAGTTTGCGGCGAGCGTCCAATCCCGGTTGCCGTTGCCGGTCAACGGGTAGTTCATCGAATTGACGTGGATGAAGCGGTTGAACCTGAAATATTCGTCCTGCTGACCGAACGGCCCATCCGAACCAGTCAAGGGCGCCGAGCTTTCCCAAAGCTCATAATAAATGCAATTTGCGTCTGCGATCGTGCGCCAATAGCCGTAGTCGACGCGGCCGATCGAATAGGCGCTGGTGTTGTCGGGCGCAGGCGAGAAGTTGCTGCCCGAGATGGTCGCGACCTTGGTCGAGCCAACATAGGAGGCGATCTGCCGGACCTGTCCGTTTCCGGTGCCGCCCGTGATGGTCACGGTCGCGTTGACGTATTTCGAGAAGTTGTTGACCGCGCTCGCACCCGCCCGTAGCGTAATGGTTGTCGCGCTGCCGGCCTGTGCCGTCCCGGTTTCGTAGCCGGTCGAGTCCGTGCTGATCCAAGTGAGTTGCGGTCCGCCGCTTTGCAGCAGCAAAGGCCCTTGGTTATTGACGGTCGAAAGTGCCGGAACGTTGCCAGACATGGTAACGCCCGACGAGAACGTGTGGAAACCGCTCCATGTCGGCACGATTGATTGCGAAAGTGCCGGAGCGCCGTCCGAGCGCATTGCCGTGGTGGCAGAGCCGTTGACGGCGGTAAGCCCGATCGTCGCGCTCGGGTTGGCGAGGGCGCCGGCTCCGAGCGTCGCCACCGTCGCATAGGTGCCATCGCCGCGCAGGAATGTCGTGGTGTTGTTCGGCCAGGCCGGCAGCGCGCCCGACAATAACGCCGTCGCCGGGTTGACCATGGCGGTGAGCTGCGCCTGGGTGAGCGCGATCGGCGCGGCCGGCGCGCCGGTATTGTTGCCGATGACCGAGTTGGCGGCGAGGTTCGCCATCTTGGCGAGGGTGATGGCGGAGTTCGCGATCGTGAGCGCCCCGCTGCCCGCAAGCGTCGCATCGCCGGAGATCGCCGTGAATGCAGGGTCGGCGCCGGCGCCCTGGTCGATTAGCGCGCGACCCGCCGTCCCGATCGTCGCGAACGCGACGTTGCCGGTGCCTTCTCCCAGCAGGACCGCGTGTGCCGTGAGCGTGGCCAATCCAGTGCCACCATGCGCGGCGGAAATCGGATCGGCGATGAACGCGTAGGTGCCGGCGCCGGTGCGCTGAAGAAATCCCGTCGAGGCGAAGCCGGTGATGTTGTCGAGCAGCGTGCCAGAAGCCGATCCACCGCCAGTGCCGCCGCGCACAACCGTAAGAGTGCTGGTCCACCCCAGCGTGAGGTTCTGCCCGGCAATTGACGCCGTGACATTGGTGTCGTTCGTGACCGCGAGCGGCACGCTTGATGGTAGATCAGCCGCGACGATCGCGCGAAAACTCGGCGCAACGGCTCCTCCTGAGGAGGGCCCCGCATAGACAAGATTGGCGTTCTGTGCGGCCTTCGTCACCGTAACAGTCGGATTATTTCCGCTTGTCGGTGAGCCGACGACGACGAACTCCGCCGGCATCGCCAGCGTCAGCGTTTCCATCTCGTTTGCCGATGCGAAATAGGAGATGGCGAAGGTCAACGCGCTGGTGCCGGGGATAATCTGTCCGTTCGTCGGGGTCGTCGTGCAGCGGTAGGCGATTCCTCCATTCGCCGTTCCGCTCGTCACAAGGACTTGGCAACCCTGCGCCCACTGCGTCTTGTCATTCGCGTCGAGACAGCGCGTCCACGTCCCCGAGTTCGTATCATAGAGCCCGTTCTGGACTGCGTTCGTATTGTCCTTGACCAGGATGCGCAGATTGCGCGGATCGCCCGCCGGATATTGCCCGACCACGACGCCATCAATCGTCTGCTGCCCCGAAAGCAGGATATTCGATCCCGTCGTCGCGACCGCGACCGGATTGAACCAGGCGTCTTCCGGCAGGTTGGTGCCGAGGATGCGCATGCGGGCGCGTCAGCTCGCCCCGCCGACGCCCGGCGTGAAATAGACATCGCATGATGTCGTGGTCGAGGAGAGCACCGCAACGCCGGTCTTGCCCGCAGGCTGGGGATTCTGAATCAGGATCGAGGCGCCCGCTGCAAGCGGGATATCGGCGGCGGTCGCCGCGATTGACGCCTGCGCTTCCGATGATGAGCGCACGAAGACGAGCACGGTGCCGGCGTTATAGATGCGTAGCACCGCCCCTTCGAGGCCCGTGGAATCGACCGTGCCGGCGACGCTCGTCGGCGTGTTGTTCGCCGTTACCTTGACGGTCTTGCCGGCGGTCGCACCGGTCTGCGGCGAGAATGCGTTGGTCGTCATCGGCTCGCCCTCTTGTCGAACTTGCGGCACCACATGGCCGGAAAGATACGGCCCTCGACGAGCTCACAGCCGTGCGCGGCGTAGTGGGTGCAGATGCCGCAGTGCTCGGCCTTGGTGCCGTGCGCGTAGCCGACCTCGGCCTTGGTGAATTTCTCGCCGGTGTGGTTGACGAGCGCGGCCGAGATGTCGGAGGCGCGGGACATGGGTCAAATCCTCGCGTCTTGCCGGCGCGCCTGTGCGGCCTTCCACACTTCGTCGATCGTCATTTCGGTCGCGCCGCGGATGGGCTCGTCGGCCGCGATCGGCGGCGGCAGCTTCCAGCAGAGCGAGAGATAGCGCCACGCATCGGCGCTGTGGCTTGCCCAGTTGTGCGCCGGCGTCTTCTTGAAGACGCGCGCCTCGCGATCCCATTCGGCCTTGTAGTCGCGCAGCGCGTCGAGGCCCTTGGCGCAGCGCTCGGTGTCGAACCGCGCGAACGGGATGGTTCGCCGCGCCGCGTTGATTCCGTCCATCAGCTTCTGATCGGGCGCGAGCGCGGGCTTGCGGCCGATCTTCTTGCCTAGCTCCTGCAGCGTCTCGATGCGGGTGCGCGCGCCTGGCGCGCCGGGCTCGCGGACCTTGGCGTCGTGCGGCACCCAATCGACGCCGCGATAGTCGCGATCCTTGAACCAATCGCAGAAGTGATCGAAGCCGACGCCATTCTGCTCGTAGTGGTCGACCACGTTGATGATCGCGCGGCCGTTCGCGTCGGCGCCGAGCTGGAAGCACCACACCGCCATCGCGTCGTCCACGCCGATGTCCCAGGCGGCATGCACCGGGAAGCGCTTATCAACATCGATCTTGCGGATGCGCCCTTCGCGCTCGGCGGCGGCGAGTTGCTTGCCCCAATAGGCGCCGAGCACGGCCGCCTCGAACGAGCAGTAGTATTCCTGCTCGATCAGCGCATCGCCGGCATCATCGCCGAAGATCGCGTGATATTCCTGCCGCTGCGCCTCGACGAGATGCTTGGGGAATCCGGTGTCATCGACCGTGAGCGTCTGCGCGTGCCAAGTCTTGTTGGCGAGCGCCATCTTGTGGGTCGTGTAGGCGTGGTTGCGCCCACGGCTCGTGGTGATGAACACCGCCCAGCCGCCGTTCTCGGCGAGGATCGGCGCGAGGTAGGCCCAGGCGGTAGGGTCGGACAGCGCCCATTCGGAGAGCACGATGCCAGCGGGCGGCGCGCCGACGGCGGCGTTGTAGCGATCGGAGCCGACTACCTGCCAGGTCGAGCCGCACTTGAAGCGGATGAACATCTCGTCATCGACGGTGTTCGCCCGCAGCTCTTGCGGGAACGCCTCGTCGATACGGCGCACGCCCGTGGTCGGATTGACGGCGCTCCAGATTGCCTTACGGCCTTGGGCAAACTCGGGGAGCATATGCCAGTAGGTCGCGACCCGCTTGTGCGCGGCGACGGCCGCCCAGTGCAGGCAGACATCGTCCTTGCCGGAGCGCCGATGCCAGACTTCGCTTGCCCGCGTGCCGCCGCCCTCGAGATAGCACCACAGCGGCATCTGGTGCGGCCGCGGCCGCCAGCCGCTATGCGGGAGCGTTACCTCGAGGGGGCTGGACATCGGAGAATTGCACGATTTTGACGACGAACGGCTGCGCGGCCTGCTGCCCGGTTGGGTCGGTGAGCGCCGTTTTGTTGACCGATTTGAAGCCGTGCATGTCGCGGAGCTGAGCGAGCGCTTGCAGGGCATTGTCGCGGTCGAAATCGGTGAGCAGTCCGGTCTCGCGATCGAACTTGAAGCCGGCGACGATCACGCCGTAAGGCGAGGACTTGACCTTGCTCCAGTCGATTTCGGGCTGCTTGGCCGCGATCGTGCAAAAGTCAAAGATGTTGCCGAAGGCGGCGAGCTCGAGCCGCTCCGCGATGCGCTCGCGCTTCGCCGCCAGCATCTCGTCGGTCTGACCGAGCGTGCGCAGGTAGCGGATGCGCGCCTGCACCCGCGGTGAGCGCTCCCACTTGGTGGGCGCGCCGTTATTGACCGCCTTCTCGCCCGCGGCGCGCCGGCATGCCTCGGTCGGCGTCAGGCCGCATGAGCGCTCGAACGCGTAGGTTTCGCGCGGCTCCGGCAGCGCCAGACTGGGATCACGCTTCGCCATGGGATTCCGAAAGATTCCGCCTCGTCAAGATTGTGCCGCAGTTTGCGAAACGCTGCGCGGCGGGGGACGACGGGGGAGGGGGTGGATGGGACCGCCGCGCAGCGTTCCTATAAATAGCGAAGCCCCGCAGCGCATTCAAGCGCGGCGAGGCCGATTTGGGGTGCCGGTAACCCGGAAGGAAGAAAGCATGCGCGGCCATCGGCGTGACGTTGCCGTGACGGATGCGTGACGCGGACGTGACGATTACGGGAGCTTGGCGACCTGACGCACTTCCAACTCGACCGGGGTTGGCCGTCCGAAGATGTCAACAGCAACCTTGATTCGGGTGTCCGGGTCAATGGCCTCGATGGGCACGTCGGCGAGCTTTTCCACCGTGCCGTAGAACGACGCGAACGGGCCGTCTTCGACGCGCACGCGCTCGCCGAGCTTGAAGATGTGCTTGGATTTTGTCTTGCCCGGGATTGCGCCGTCGATCTCGTTGGCCTTCAATTCGTCGATCAGGCCGTCCGCGATCGGCGCCGGCAGATCGCCGTTGCAGTGCAACCCGATGATCCCGACGAAGCCGAAGATGTCGCGCCACAGGCCGCCTTCGATATCGAAGCGCACGAACATATAGCGCGGAAAGAACGGCACCGTCTGCGGGCGCATGATGGTCATGTCGGCGCGGCGCTGGCTTGCGGTGAGCTTGCGCTTGGGAACCGCGCGCATCTCGCGGACCTGCGGGTAGTAGGCTTCGAATCCGCGATCCTTGAGCCAATCCTGCACGCGCTTGTCCGATTTGGCGGCGCATTGGAGCAGATACCAGCGCATGTCGTGCGTCCTGTGAACTCGTCTCCGCTCGCGCTCGCGCTCGGTTGCCTGCTGCGCCGCCAGATTTGCCAAGGCCATCGCCGCGCTCGGAATTGCCATGCCCATGCGTCCACCCTGTTTTAGAAATTGCTGACCTCGCGGGATTCTTCGGGGGTGAGGGCGGCGGGGGGATCGGGGCCGGAAGGCGGAAAGAGGGTCGGAAAATACCAGCCGACGCGGAGTTTACCGTCGATGACGTAGCGCGAAAAAAGCCTTGGGTTATGCGGCTTGAAGCCCCATCGCGGCGTCGTCCAGGCGTCCCATGCTCGCGTACCGACGAATACGCAAACCGGAGCGCTCTTGCGTCGTGCGTCCTCTGCCGCTCGATTTTGTTCCTCTTCCTCGAATGCCTCTTTGCGCCACCCCGCGGGGGGCGCCGCGCGCGCTCTTGGTTCTACTCCTGACGGTTCAAGGGAGTCTTGCCGTGTGCCACCATTGGCAGTCGGTCCGTGTGCCACGGTGGCAGTCGGCGGCGACTTATCCACAGGCTCGCCGGTAAATTCACCGTATGCCAAATTGGCAGTCGGTTCATCTACATGAACGCTAGATGATGGGTCGGTCTCGGCCTCGGTCGCTTGATCTTGCGGCTCGTCATCGGAACCTTCGGATTCAGCCTCGGCCCAGTTCCACGCCGCGGAGGCGCGATCGAACAGGAGCCAATAATCGTTGGCGCGCTGCTTGCCGTCGTTGCCGCGACGGTTGAGCGCGCGGACGTAGCCGTTGCGGCGCAGCGCCCCAACGTAGCGGTAGACCGAGCGCAACGAGGTCGACGCCTCGCGCGCGATCGTCTCGGCCGCCGGCCAGCAGTGCCCGTTGGTGTGGTCGGCATGGTTCGCGAGCGACACCAGGACGAGCTTTGCGGTCCCGGGGATGTCCTGCTCAAGCGCCCATGCGACGGCTTGGATGCTCATAGCTCAAGCGCCCCCTGCTTGAGCGGAGGCGGCTTTTCGATAAACATGTCGGTCTGACGCGTGGCTTCCTCGATGCGGCGACATGCGATGTCGAAGTATTTTTCTACCCTTTCGATACCGATGAATCTCTTTCCCCGCGCCGCC